TAAACCTTTGTACGCTACGTACGCCGCCTCTGAAGCACCGCCGGTAAGTATTGCCGCGCCAGTACGGAGTATACCCGTAAATTCATCCAGTGCGGATACTCTGGTGGGGTCTGATACTTGTCCCCCTCTTGTGCCTATTCCATATTCTAAGAACGCATTGGCAGACGTAATATTAGGAGCAGTGTCTGTGACTAGTAGCTGTCCTAAGTCGTCTACTCCCACCACAAGGCCCATCGGGGTATCACTTCTTAGTAGGTGAGTACCCATGCCAGCATCTTTCATCCTAGAGGTGCTGTTAGCTGCAAAGTCAGAAGGGAAAAAGTTTATTTTGTAGAACTTATTAGACCCGTTCTCTCCTCCGTCTGCACGGAACCCCGTATCTGCGCTACCCTCTGGGGGTTCTAAGTAGTAATACTGACCATCAAATACAGCTACTTTTTTACCGTCTAGGGCCAAATTATTTACTACAGATTCCTTATAGTCGCTCCCTGACAAGTTACCGTCTTTGTACTCGCTGTACAGATATCTGTTTTTTGTGTCTAAGTCCGCAGCAGCATATACCGCAGCGAACGTAGAGGGGTCATTGTCTTTTAGAGCGTTAAACGCTTTATCTTTAGCCTCTAGCGATGCTTGAAACTTTCTACTGTATAGGCCAGAAAATTGCGTCGCGTTGTCAGCCTTAGCAGAGGTTAGGCTAGACTTCCATTTATTGTAGTCAAACCCGTAGTTTCTAGTTCTAAAAGATTCGACATCAACCCCACTGCCGAAATTCATCCTATTTAGTTCTTCTTTAGTGTACCCAACATCTAGCAACCTATCGGTAAGAACTTCGTTTTGTAGGCCGTACGCGTACGCACTTATTTCCCTAGCAAATGCAAGTTGATCTGCGGGACGTAGAGGCTTCCTACCTATAAGCTGGCCAATAACCTCTCCGGTGTTACCCCCCATGTTAAACTTAGCCAGAGCTACTCTACGCCCGCCGCGTTGGTAATCCCTATATTTTTTCCATTCCGCGTAAGACGTTCCCCCTGTATAGGGCCGTACGAACCACTGCCTATCTATCTCAGCTCTTTTTTCTTCCGATATTGGTACATTAATTTGTTCGGGCGCTTCGGTATTAAACCCAGTCCCGCTGCCCCCGCTAAACTGCCCTCCAGTGCTAGGGCCACCTACTATATTAGCCCCCGACGCAGCAAACGCAGGAGTTGGAGCTGGAGTACCAAAATTACTAAACCCTGCGCTATCTGTAGGATAGTACGTGGTGTATGTAGTCGGCCTAGATACTGGGCGGTAATTAGAGGGGTAGTAGTTTGCGTATGACATTATATAATCCTCTACGCAGCTTCGCGTTTTCGTAGTAACGCGTTTTTAAGTAGGAAAGAATACGCATTGCGCACTGATTCTTCAGTAGCATTTTTAGGAAATCCAAAATCACACTCCGGTAACTTATGGACAAATGACGTGTCTATTGCTATATCGTCGTAAGCTAAGTCTGAGGGATAGTGTATCCGTAACTCTGGAAGTAAGGTATTTGCATGTAGCTGGCCTTTTTTCTTCATACGCCCTAGGGCAACTAAATAAGTATCCATCCAGCCATAGTCAGTTCCTAACTTAGAATCTCTAGCAACAATACCGTAAGTGCATTCGTCGTAGACATAGGTAGCGGGTCGCTCGTCGGTGGAGTAAAAACGTAGGCCATTTTTAATTGCTTCGTGCTTTAAACGTAGCATGTGTAGGGTATCTTCTCCTATGCGTATACTTTCGTCAAACTTAAACGTAGCAGCCTTACGACTAAACCATGTAACACGGCAGTGTACTTCGTTACCCTCACTATATTTTCGTTGGTTCTTATAATAGCTTTTATGTAGTCGAGCAAAGTGAGCGGCTTTTTTGTGTCCTATTGCTCTAGTGTTTTTAAATTCTTTATATAGGTCAATCGAAAGTTCTTTATCGTAGTCCAACGTAAACGGGTTACAGGCTATAACTCCTCCTTCTCCGTATCGACGATATGAGAATTGGCTTACTAGGCATACTGCATCTGGGGGTGTGTCTGTAGTGGCTAAGTGATTGTACATCCAGACGCCATGCTTGGTTAAAAAATCATCCCCGTCTACTAAAACACAGTAGTCGTTATCTGAAGATAAAAACACCTCCATAACCGAATTCTTACCCCTAGCAGGGGTACCGTTACTAACCGTGACGTGGTGTTCTATTCCTTGCTCCCTACAGTACTCCACAGCTTTGCGCTCATAGTTAGCATCCAAAGTGTTTATAATCACTACCGCTTGCTCTACGGGTATCGCGCTAAAATCTGGAGCAAAATGCCTCTTTAGGGCTTGTATGCTTTCAGAGGTAAGTATATAGAATTTCAACCCCACACCAACCACCTAGTTCTTTATGAGGATGCCTTGAAAAGACGCCCCCACTTCTACGTTGGTAGTATCGGAAAACGCTCGGCACTCTATATCCGTCTTTTCTTCTATCTTGAACGGGTACGTGAGTGGTAGCATTAGCAAGGAACTCTGCATGGTCTGTATTATGCGTGTGCGGAACGTATTAGAACCGAAGTCTCGTGTAACAAAACTTGCAGTAACGTGTTTGTTTGCTAGGGATATTGCAGAGGTAAACGTAACGTCGTCTAGGTACAGAGAGTGTCCGGCAGGAACTGTGTAAGCAGCAATCTGAGACTGGTTATCTCCCTGTATGACGTGTGCATACGTAACTCCTGTGGGTACTCCAGAACTTACTCCGCTATTAGCTACGTATACGTCTCCCGCAGCCGTGCCTCCACTACCAGAGGTAGCTACAAATATCCTGTTAACACGTAACCACGAGCTAGCATCACCTACCTGCACCTGAGTCTGGCCGTTCATATTAACAGTTACGCTCTTGGCGTTGTAGCTGCCGTCCACACCTTCTACAGTTACAGTATTAGCTCCCGTACCCCCGTTAGAATCGGCAGTGCTAGAACTACTTATATACACAGTGGAAGCAGATGTAAGGTAAGGGTAGTTACCGCCAGTACCCCACACAGTCTCTTGGGTGCCATTTATGTCAGGATTAAACCCAAACTTGTATATGGTACTAGCCCCAGCTACCTGACCTTTTGATACTTGTAGCTCGTAGGGTTCTTGAACTGCCATAGCGTTTCTCAGTGCGTTATCTAGCTGGTTAAAGTAAATACGCAGTACTTTGTTAAACTCTTCAAACGACTCTTGGTCGTATACCTGCGGAGGATACGGTAGCGCCGGAGCACGAAACGGTACGTCATACCTAGTATTGTCTACAGCCATTATCGTCTGCCATCAGGTCGCATATCTATACGGGGAGAACCTAATTGCCAAGTAACTCCAATATCGCTAGATTCTACCTTGATTGATAGCTGCCGTCCACGCACTCTAGTATAAAGTTGATCTGTAAACTGCTCTACAGGTAGCACTGCGGTGCGCGTTATTGAGCCGCTGTTAGACCCTCCTACGGACGTGGGGTTGTTATACCCTGCACCAGAATCTGTTAACGGGAGCAATGTCATAGTAGCACTGGGAGACCCTGCTTCGGAGTCATCAAACCGTATGTCAGGTATTAGACGCCATATAAACGCGAACTTATGCCCATCGTCTAAGTCAAACTGCGCGGAGGTAATATAGGCAGGAATAGCTGCTGTAACACCTGTCTCATTGTCGTCTACGCCCTGCTCTTGATTTACTAAGTTGTAGGTGTACGTAGCTGCTAGAGGGTTGGTACGCAGTCCAGAGTCAAGCCACGCACTGCGCGTCATGGTGCCGTAGTACCATACCTGTTCTAGGTAGTTATACACTACATACCTGTCAGCAACCAGAGAATCACTTGAACAGTAGAACCACCATATTTCATGGTACGATTCATTAGTTCCTGCAAACACGGAGTCGTACTGTTCTTCGTTAAAGTCGTTAAACACAAACTTACGTAGGTCGCACTTTAGGGGTTTAGTACGGCCATCATACATGTAGAATTTGTCTCTACCCATCCAGTATGCTACGCCATTGGCGTATGCCACAGCGTTTTGAGAAGCGGTAGATATGTTCTCTCCTACCAACTGCGCAGTCCATACCACTGGAGCGCCCACGTACTGTAGTGAATACAAAGCTGAGTCAGTCCACACTAGTACTTCCTGACGTGCTTGTTTGGCGGCCACGATTCTTGAGCCATTAGACAGTACGAGATCGCCTGCTTGGTTTGTTGCGCCGGGAGTCCAGTTAGTAGCATCTTCTTGATCTGACCACCGAATAAGCATAGGGTTCTGGATAGCACTACCCAAGGTGTTAGCGCCAAAACAAAATACAAACCTGTTTATATCAGACACTAAAATAAACTTTTGCGTAGTGGGTACATTAGACGCGCCCGATAGGGTAGATAACTCTACACCCACACCACTTACTCCACCACTAGCGTCCCAAAAATATATGGGGCCATCACCGTGCGAGAACAACAAATCTTCTCCAAAGTTAGCCTGACTCCATATCCGTATGGACTCTGTAGAAGATGCACCCGTGCTCCACGCTCCAGACCCCCACGTACTTGCTCCCCAACCTACTAGAGGGGTGGCTTGCGCAGGGCCGATATTTATCTGGTAAACAGCAGTTACAGTACCCCCACCCGTAGCCGCGCTAGAAGCTGTACTAGAAGCTGTTATGGTGTATGAACCAGAAGACACTGTTTGGATTTGGAACTCGCCATTGAGGGTCAACCCGCCAACTGCGGAAGCGTTACTAAACGTAACAAAGTCTCCAAGCGTGTAGCCCCCCGCTGCATCTGTAACAGTCACAGTAGCCGAACCAGATACGGTGGTAAACGGGTTAGTCAGCGTATTAGTAGCGCGTATGGGAGTTATATTGTAGTACAGACCGCCCTGTTCAATATAGAACTTTAGGTTCGTGCCTACCCCCACGAGGTTTTGGCCGCTCAGAGTTACCCAGTTCCATAAAGAACGGCATACTCCATCGAATACAGACGTAGATATACGCTGCCACCCACCTATCTTTTCCGGCGTGCCTTGACGAAACCGTACTTTATCGCACTCATACCATCCACCTTCACTGGTGTACCTAGTATTCTCGCGGTTTACTCCGGCCTTTAGCTGTAACTTCTTTAGCGGCATATAACACCTATGTACGTTCTAGTAGCACCAGACTACGGGGGTAGTATCTCTAGTGTCTACGTGGATAAAGGTTTTCGCTACACCTATACCATTAAATCCCATTGATTGCGCGTTCTTAATGATAGCATACGACTGGCTGCCATTGGATACTTTGATGTCGCAGGCAATCCCGCGTGCATGGGTGCCCGGAGTTGATTTTCGCGCCTCTATGCTGTGGCTGGGGTCTCTGTAACCGCTGGTGATAATAAAGGGAAAACCACACACATGACGTAGCTCGTCAAGTTTTACCAAGAAGTCGTCACTCATCTCGTTGTTGCCGGTCTCCTGACAGTCGAAGTCAGCTCGATTAAAGTACCTCATTTACGCATACCCATTAGTTTGCTCGCACCTTTGATGCCAAAGCTAGCGGAAATAGCCACAAACAGTAGATACTGATACCATTCTGGTAAGTCGTTAAGGGCGGCAAATGCTTCTTTTACTCTATCCACCACGGTCATATCCCCAGTGATAATCGCCCAGCCAACCATAAAGATGGGTATCGCTAACACAATTGTCCAAAATTCGTCTTTCCAGCTCGATGCAGAAGCATCAGCCATTTTAGCTTCCCAGTCAGAATCATTCTGAATAACGCTCATTTTGGCTTCGTGCTTTGCTTTTGACTGTTCAGCTTTATTTTTTAGGAAACCTCCGGCCAAATCTGCAATGGGGCCAAGTAGTAATTTAAGCATTAGTATATTTTCTCCATACAATACAGGCCAATAATAAGCACATACATACCTCTAGCGACCAGATCAAAACGATCAAACTTAGCAGAGCCGTCGTCGAGTCGTTTTTCTATACGCTCAAACTTTTCCTCGATAGCCTTCATTCTTACTGCGCATTCACGTTCGTGAGCCTCCAGCTTTAAAAGTGCTTCCCTAACCGTTGCCATTTATGGCTCCTAATATTAGTGCAAATACAAAGTAAACAGCATAGCCAAGTACAGCTATCCCAGTGATCTGTATACTATTCCAGAATAAAGCCTTGCGCTTCCTATCTTGCAGGTAGATGGTTTTCTCCCTCTGGGCAGCAATAGACCTGCGGAGATCAACGAGTTCCTGATAGCCATCCTTGCCATACTGATACATCAACAGTTCCCTAAGTTCTCGTTCCATTTGCTGAGTACGCTTAGTCCGAGCGTATGTCTCCATCGCCTCTTCATTTACAGACTTGGCGGCAATGATCTTTTTAAACAGGGGAGGGTTATCAGCCCGTCGCCTATGCTCTGACAGGTCACTCACAGCACCATAGAATCTCCCTATCTGTGACAGGGTATCTTCTACTTCTTTGCCAGCAGACACCATACGCTTGATAGTACCAAACGCATTAACGGCTACTGACATTGCTGTGATCGGGTCGATCATCTTACAAAGCCGCTATAATAAAGGCGAGTAGCTCACTGTAACGGACACCCATGCGATAGTGATGCGTTGCATCTGAAGGAGCGTCTGCCTCGTCCTCATAATAGTGTTCTTCTTCTACATGACTATCTTTACCTTCGGAAATAACATTGCCTTCCTCGTCTAATTCTTCTGGGACGGCAGGCCACGTTTTAGCGCCTATCCACCACTCCGTTTTAATAAACATAGCGTAATCACTGGAATCAAGACCTTCATCTACAAAGGCGGCTTCTAAGTCCTGTGCTATAATTCCAAAGTGAATACGAGCGTCATCGCCCTTGCTCTCTACGGAATCTTTCCATCTAAACTTACGCAATAAACCTTTCGCCCTAACAGCTACTCTTTGCTCAACGTCAGTAAGCTCCTCAATGTCCTGCTTTTCTCTTTCATCAGACGTTTGAATTGTACCGTTAGTAGCGTATACATCGTCCCATCGCGAACTGGGGTGGCCACAGTCTATAGAGTTGTCGCGGAAAAGCCCATTAGTACCTGATTGAGCTGGATAAAAGCGACCAGTTGAGCTAGTGCTGGGCAGTGCTACGCCATAAACTGTGTTGTCACTTGTAGAGCTAGAAAGCATAGAAGTGCCATAGTAATGGCGTGACTGAACACCTGAGAGATATGTTGCTGCACTTATATACTTAAAGGTATTTTGCGTCCCCGTTTTGTTTAATACTAACTGAGAGTGGCCTGACGAACCTAACGTAGTTATGCCAGTTGTCGCAAAGTTCAAAGCCGTGCCATTACCAGCGCCTGCTTTAATGGCTAAAGGGATACCTCCACCATTAACTCCATATGCGTGTATGGTGGCTGAACCTACCGCTGTTCCCATTGCCAGAGAACCGGTTGTGTGTGAGTTACTAATCTTAAAAGCGTTAAAGCCACTAAGGCTAGTAGGAGTAGTTATCGTAGCTGTAGAGGTAGAGTTGGGTAAAGTAACCTGAAAGGTTCCAGCTACATCTAAAGTATATAATGGCGATGCAGTCCCTATACCTACTTTTCCGTCATCCAAAATGCGCATACGTTCTGCGTTACTTGTTTTAAAGATAGCATCACCACCAATATCAAACGTATAATCAACAGTGGTTGCAGTGCCACCAATATTTCTATTGGTTAAGGTATATGCGCCAAGCCCAAGCCCATAATTTCTTGCTGAGTTTTGAACAGAAATTGCAGTTGTTGTTGTTACATTATCAGCAGCAGTAACATCTAAATTATACTCAGGCGCTGTAGTCCCTATGCCTACTTTTCCGTCACCAGCTACCTTCATCCATGTATCAAAACCATCGCCATTATCTAGCAGCCCTCCAACCTCAAAGGCAGTAGAAGCATCATTCTGCCAGCGGTTAGCAACTACTAATCCATGCTCTGTAGATGCGTCAGTCTGATTAAATATCTTTGCTGCCCAATCTCCAGAAGGAAAAGCAGAGGAACCTGCCGAACCCTTTTGAACATGCAAAGGCGCACTAGGCGATGCAGTCCCTATACCCACGCGATTGTTAGTGGAGTCAACTGCTAGGGTGGTTGTGTCTACAGTAAGGCCAGCAAAGGCAGGGCTGTCAGTAGTGGCTACGCCTTGGTCTAATGCCTTAACAGAGGCTTCGCTAGTCAACTCGCTGTCCATTAGCGCACCAGCGGCTGTGACGTTAGTAGCGTCAGTTACGTCAGCACTGGCCTCTATACCGTCCAGCTTAGTTCCGTCAGTAGCAACATCGCGTCCGTCAAAGGTACTATTAGTTGTTATAGCTCCGGTCATAGCACCACCGGCTTTAGGAAGCGCCGCATTTGCAGTAGTTGTAGTGGTAGTTAGTACGCCATCTCTTGCTGCAATATCAACACCATCAACCGTACCACCTGCTACGATGTTACCTGAGACATCTAAAATGCCATTTACATCGACTGTAGTAGCGGCTATCTGTACTTCTGTGTCCGCGACAATATCAAGCTGTCCATCTGCGCTAGAGTTAATATAAAGTCCACTATCTCTAAACTGTATTTTAGTATCAGTAGTTGTGGTATTCCCAAAACCTAAAGTTTCTTGTAAGGTTTCTTCACCGCCCGAAGCAGTGCTTGCAATTGTGCCATCAGCAGCAATCGTAATATTAGAACCTGCGGTTAGGGAAGCCACTACGTTAGTTGTGTCTGTTACATCTGCACTAGCTTCAATGCCATCAAGTTTAGTACCGTCAGTAGCTACGTCACGCCCATCAAATGTACTGTTAGTTGTAATAGCGCCTGTCATAGCGCCACCTGCTTTTGGAAGGGCAGCATCTGCCGTAGTACCTTGAGCTGCTGTAGCGTAGTCCGTAGCTGCTGTGGTTGCGGCTGTCCCCAAGCCCAGTGTCGTTCTGGCTGCGGCGGCATCTGCATCATCTACCAGTGTCTTGCCATAATCACTAATTGTTGTGTTTGCGGGTACCGATAGCGTTTTTATATCTGCATCCACTTCAGAATCCATCAAAGCCCCAGCAGCAGTTACATTTGTTGTATCCGTAACGTCTGCACTAGCTTCAATGCCGTCCAGCTTAGTTCCATCAGTAGCAACATCTCGTCCATCAAACGTACTGTTAGTTGTTATAGCGCCTGTCATTGCACCGCCCGTAGTGGGGAGAGCAGCGTCTGCTGTAGTGCCTTGTGCAGCAGTAGCATAGTCAGCGGAGTCAAAGGCTTTAACTTGTGCTAGGTTAGTAACCTCAGAATCCATTAACGCGCCTGCGGCGGTGACGTTAGTAGTATCTGTTACATCTGCACTAGCTTCTATACCGTCCAGCTTAGTTCCATCAGTGGCTATATCACGCCCATCAACTGTACCGCCCGCTACTATATTTCCAGAAACATCTAGGATGCCGTTTACATCAACTGTAGTAGCAGCTATCTGTATTTCTGTATCCGCAACAATATCAAGTTGACCGTCTGCGCTAGAGTTAATGTATATAGCTGCGTCGCGGAACTGTACCTTGTCATCAGTAGACACTGATACGTCTGTACCCCCAGTGGTGTTCCCATTAGCTAGTACTTCCGCAAGAGTATCGGATGTGGCTACTTGAGCATCTACGTATGCTTTGATTGACTGCTGTGTAGCGAGAGACACGGCGCTGTTCGAGGCCATGTTGTCTTCATCGAGCACCGCTGTTACCGTCGTGCTAGTACCCAACTGCAAAGAAGTAGTACTTGTTACCGCCTCAACTACGTTAGTCCCATCACAAAACAAGAACATAGTGCGTCCGTTAGGGACTAGAATGCCGGTACCGCCAGATGTTTTTAGGGTTACGTTTTGCCCAGAAGCATTCTTAGCTATGTATATCTTGGATAGAGTTGGGCATACTACACTACCCGCTCCGGTTAGCTGGGTGCCTGAGTCAGTAAACTCTAGCATTGCACATCTAGATTCAGACGTAACTCCATTAGCAGTGGTTAACGTGTGTGCGTTTGCAGTCCACGAATCAATGACCGCACGCCCCGCTATAGCCTGTTCTACCATAGAGGTTATATTATCGTTTACTACATCCCCCCACGTACCGCTTAGTTCTCCCTGTACAGGTAAGGCTAGTTTTAAGATCGAAGTGTATTGCGTTGTCATTTCTTTGGCCTCACACGGCTATTCTGTTTGTTTAGGCTATACGCACTATGGCGCTTGTAGCGTTACCCGTAGGAAATTGTATAGTAAAAGGGCTGTTACTAGTGCTTTTGTTCGCCCCAAAGTCCAGTACTGCTATGGAAGGGTTGCCCCCTCCTACTTTATATATAAGCGCACCGCGAGCGGTGATTGTAGAGTTTGCCCACGTAGCGTCTGCGAAGTCCAGAAAAGCTGTAGTGCCTGAACCCCCGTCTGTAGGGTTTGTACTAATGGTCAGAGTATACCCACCAGTAGTGTATCCGTTACCGTTTGCTACTTCATTACTAGTTGTATACGCCGTAGTATCTGCGCCTAAAGAGGCGTCTCCTGTATACAGGGCTACCTTAAAGGTCTGCGCAGTATCACTACTAAAGTCCATCTCTCCGTTTAATAGAGCGACTTTAAAAGAAGTACACATTGCTTGAGCTATAGCCATAATTTAATTCCTTATTGCGCCGGAGTTCTAAACTGCCCAGATCGGTACGAATCCTGACGCAACTTACCGTCACCAAGGTTTTCTAACTGCTTCATGGCTAGCATGTACATGTTAGTGTAGTTAGCGACTATATCTTGCTCGCCCTTCATAAACCGGATAGCTTCTACCAAGGCTCCATTTAACAGTGCGGAGTCAAAGTTATTACCTAACCATGAAGTACCCGCAGTTACTATAGACGTAGGGTAATGCCCGTAAATGTGTTCTATTTCATAGTTAGCATCGGGGGTGGGAGCCAGCTCTAGTTTAGTATCGCTATAATAAGCGTAAAACTTAGGTAATCCGTAGTTAACGGCAGTATTAACTGGGTACGCTTCGCGTAAGAAGTTAACGTCTTTGTTTAGAAGATACGTGTACGTGTTATTACTTATTACCGCTATGCTGTACGTATACAGGTAGTCGCTAGGTAAAGTATACAGCTTGTTGGTCTGAACTACTGGGCCTTCATCTAACTTACGCAGGGCAGGTATCTGTACTGAATTGTATATCTTCTGCTCCGCCTGCTCCGTGAACATAGCGAGTTGGTCATCTGTAAACGTGTTTTCACAGATGTCTTGGATATTAGCTTTCAGTTCAGTATAGTTCATAACTTATGCCATTGGGCCGCGTGCGTACAAACCCTTAGTTGCGCAGCCAGTGCCACGAACCTTAACTTTACCGCCTTCTTTATAAGCACTGGTCATCTTATTGCCAGTCTTTTTTGCTTCTTTCTTAGCGGCTGCTTTGCCTGCATCTGTGTATGCAAACTGCTTATTTCCTACTTGTGGCATCTTAATGCTCCTATGAGGTAGTTACAGTAACTTGTCCTATACTACCATTTATTAACAATATGTTGGGGGTTAATCCAAAAGGATCGACTCCCCCACCTACAGGGTTCCAACCCCACTGTATGTCCCTACTACTACTGTTTCCTGATTCTCCTAGGCTTTGGTCTGGTCTAGGATCACGTAACGCTTGTGGATCGTGTACAGGAAACTCTCCTAGCATGTTCTGAGGCTGATCTGGATTCCAACACTCAGGGCACGCTTTTAAATTAGTATCTACATTCTTTACAACTAGGTTCTTCAGTTCCTTTAGTTTGTACTGGAACCCACACACGTCGCATAACGCGATGGCTTTCTTATCAGAAGCAAACTGAGTAGCCATGCTTACACGTACCCTATGCGGGGGGTAAACCTAGCCGAGGTCTTCTCTCTATCTTCTCCTGCGGCCAAGGCAAACTGCTCGTCGTACACAGACTTTAACAAGGGCACTCTTTCTGTCATCTCGGGTAGCTTCATGGCTATGTAGTATGCCAGTCCTGCTACTAGGCACGGGAAGAATCTAAAGTTCATATCCGCTGTTTCTACGCCACTACCGGCATCTTGTATGCGGCGCATACGCCAGTAGTACAATACGTAGTCATTAGTATCTGGTAGAGGCCATACATTTACTTTGGGGTTATCCCGCAAACGCTCAATATATAGTTGTATGGGCCTGCCTTGTGTTAACTTGTTAGGGATAGAAGCGTACGTGCTCACACTAATCCGGCTTATGGATAGGTCAGTTTGTGTCGCTGCATTCCCGCTACCCGTGCGTATCTGGTGCTCCAACAAATCAATGGTGTCTGCGGGCAAGTCATAGGGAGTGGTCTTACCTTTAACTAAGTTAATAGTGCCTTCGTCGATAGTCCACATGTTGATGCCGCGATTTTGCCACTCAATAGTAAGCAAGTTCATGGAACGTCTAGCGGTTTTTAAGTCGTACCCAGAACGCATCTCACGGCCCGCTCGCTCAAACGCTTCTTCCGCGATCTCAGTGAACTCCATGTTAAACGCTGTAGAGTTTGATGTAGCCATTATTTACCCCACCCTGCCTTAGCTTTGACCTTAG